GGTGTACCGTGCGAAGAAAGCCATAAGAAGGAATGCCTGCTCAATAGCCCGTGTCAAACGCTCAAGGGTATCAAGGGCCACCTTGAAGTCATTGTACTTCTGAACCTGAAGGGTGGTTATGTCAGTAGCATTGCCGCTGATTATGTCACCATTCTTGGCTTGGGATACCTTCTTTGAGTTAGTGGTCCCATTGGGGTTATTCAGGAAGAGAACCTTAGCTGCTGCTGCAGTTCCCTCCACAATGGATTGGGTGAGTGATTCAGCAGATCTGATATCACCAATGTACTCATCCACATGACCCCTACCGTAATGCTCACCAGCCACTGTAGACCAGCGTGGTGCAATCCAAGGGCACTCATCCAAGGGGTATGTCCCACGGGAGGACTCTATGAGTTCTTCACAGACCTCCTGAACCACGTACCACAAACGCTTCTTACGTTTGACCTGGGTGTACATTTCAACAGTTTGATCATCACGTGCAGCTTTGGTTACAGCTGTGGCTTGAACTTCAGGTGGTAACAGTGATACGTGAATACGCTCCCTGATGATCAGCTCAAGTACATCACCCATAGGGTCACGAACCACTACGAACTGGTCAGGACGATACGATATAGCACCCCCCTCATCAGGTAGGTAGAGCAGTGCATAGCCACACACAATGAGATACTTAATGGTGAGCAGGTAGGGAACCCTTAAGGCTTGCTCCTCAATCTCCTGAAGCGTTGCCCGTTCGATTACCGCAAAGGTAGAGTTGATCTGATCAAGGACTTCGGTTTCATCCTTAAGTTCCTGAGCAGCTTTGACATCAAGTGTTTCTTTAAAGAATGGAGTGTTTGGTGCAAGGTGTGCCAGTACGATCTTTGATGCCAGATTGTTTACCGCCCAGGCTCCGGTCCCTTGATAGGGAGTAATTAACTCCTGATCTTCAGAGAAACCTGCTGGGGGAAGTAGAGCTGGTATAGTTAGTCCTGAACACTGCCGTCCACGTTCCAATACCTGAGTCCGCTTGGCATCCAGGGAGTTAAACCTGGACTTAAGGGAACCCTCAGAGTTAGAACTTTCTACACCCATTGAGATAGCAGCTATGGTTTCAGCCACAGGTTACTCCGTAGGTTTATTTTGTAGGGTACAACTTAGGTGGGAATGGTGAGCGCGGGACCGGTTGAACCGGATACAGCATCAAGAGGAACTGTCAGCTTGGCCTTACCTGTCTTCTTTCGGGCAAGGGCAGCATTCATTGCATCAATGTTCTCTCCACCGATCTTGAGTGGGGATTCAGGTACAGGTGCTGCAGGGGGTGGTGGGGCTGGTGCAGGTGCGGGTGATCCGCCTCCAGAACACATAGTTTCTTATGTACTCCTTTCGTTACTCTGTGGATCTTAAGAATGATTCGCAGGCTTTGATGTGTAGGACAACTTGATGGGAACCACCAGCGAACAGTAAGTCCTGGTGGGTGCTATGCGGGGATACTAAAGGGGATGGGAATACGTGGGTGAGGTAATCAATCTGATCAGTAGTAAAGCCTGGATACGCTAAGGCATCTTCAGCTTCAGTTGTGGGCATAACTTTAAGTTCTCCCTTAAGGTTTAACTTTAGTACATTTTTTCATTCAATTCTTCTTTCTCCTAAAGTGGGCATGTATTCGGTAAAAAGGTACTGGAGGCCGCATTATTCCTGACTTTGTGCCTACCTAACGTTGTCGGTAGTGCAGACAGGTGCTGACCTCCAGTAGTGGTACGTTATCACACTAGGAGTTATTGACCACAGTTGTCAACCATATTGTTAGAACACCGTTGTATACACTAGCGTTCCGTTATTTAAGGTGTCTCCGGTGGTGATATGTCGTAGCAATCCCTGAAGCCTTTGAAGATTGGGATACGTGGTTTATCCAGACTCCCATACTTCTGATACTTAATGGTAACAACCTTGCCAAGGTATCCCTCTCGGTCCTCCCAGATCTCCTTCCTCAGTTTAGCTGTGAGTCCTACTCCCGTTCCACATTTAAAGGTATCAGGCCACTTGTCAGCCTTCAGGATGAACTTTCCGAGTGTACCCTTGAGGGTCTTATTGGCTTTGTGAGAAGAACGCTTAGAAGTGCCCAACTCAGACACCACCTTTTCGTTATGGTTCTCCATCTGTTCTTCAAAACCCACGATTACAGCCTCAACATCATCAAAGGGTTTGTACTTGAAGATATACCCTTCCTTGGTAGTACAACGTCCGTACCTGTAGGGAGCGTAAGGGTCACGTATCATGATGCCTTCATAGCCCTTAGACAGCATCTGTGCGGCATAGATCTTGACTTCTTCAGGTGAGCTGCAGTACCATACCCCAACTACCTCAACAGGGGCACCAGTATTGATAACGTCAAAGGTCAGGCCAAACTCCCGATCCTTGTAGGGCTTCTCAGGGCTTCTCAGGTCATCGAATACCCAGAAGGTAAAGTTAGGTTTACCATCAACCCTTCTGACAGCCCCTGTGGTTCTATTAAAGACCTCATCTTCAGGGTGTGCCTTGTAGGGTAGCCCCACTACCAGCTCACCATCACAACCCTCCATGTCCTTCAGGAGAGCTTGAATGTGCTGGTTAGGTATCGGCTTAAGGGAGTTGGATAACACCACCCCACCCTTGACCACAGCACGTATGCCGTCAATCTTAGGTGAACACAGTACGGGGTACTTAAGGTTCTCCAACTGATCATCAGTAATAGACTCTGTGGGTGCCTTCATGGGTCTGAACTGCTTTACTTTATCGGTTGACATTTAGAACAACCACATTCAACACACAGCTTTGGTTCTACGGGTTCCACAATATAACCTCCCCTTTGGTTGCATCATAATCTGAAGCTGTAAGTATCTTGGCTACACGGGCTTGCTGCAGTGCATCTGCTTCAGTCAAACCTTTGGCCTCATACTGAGAAACGATAGCTGCCCACAGGTTGTCAGTAGGCTCCTCCTTATAGCGAACCTCAATTTCACCCTGCCGTTTACCCCGTTTGAACTCATACTCATAGGGCACCAGCAGATACGGACTCTCAAGGATCTTGGCAGCAGCAACCTTACCAACCCCAGGGCACCCATAGTAGCCATCGGTAGCATCACCTGTGAGTATCTGCGTGTAGAAGAAGGCTTGTCCGTCCTCTTCAGCTACATAGAAGAACTCCTCACGATCCATGTGAAAGTGAGTCCCTGGTATCTGCTTGAGGTCTTTATCCTTGGTACAGCACACGTATTGGTCAGGGCATTGCGTCATCATGATACCAATAACATCATCACCCTCAAGGTTATCCCACAGCTCATGCCTGAAGTTATCAATGATGTACTGCTTGAGAACCGGAACCAGTGCAGGCTTAGGTGGTCTGTGATGCTTGTAGGTGGGCAGTACGTTGTACCTGAAGTTATTACTACCGGACAGCACCAGGATAGCTTCTGAACAGTTTGACTTCTTCTTAAGGTGTTCCACATAGGAACTCATATCTGCTATGGCTTTACGTTCATTCACCACGGCTGATGTGATGTCATCCCCCCAATCAATATTCTGCTCATTGATACAAGCAAACTTGAAGCAGAGAATGTCAGCGTCAATCAGAAGTTTCACAGCAGGTTATCCCTGAAGTGATTCTGAAGGCTCAGAACAATGAGTGATGCCTGCATTTTAAAGACATCCTCAGCGGCACAGTTAAGGGTTTCTACATCCCAATCCTCGAATGTATCCAGCTCAGTCTCTGAAACATGATCAGCACCAGATATGGCTGCAGTGTTGGGGCGCACGATCTTGATGAGGTAACCACCCAGACGCTCCTTTACAAGATGGGCCTCATTCAGGTAACGCACGTCATCAATGATGTAGAGCTGAGAGTGGTCAGTGCATTGGAGGAGTAGCTTATTGATCCAGTAGTCAGGCCCCTCAAGTTTACGCTTAAGGTTCCCCCACTCCTGGAGGAGAACCCGTGGAGTTATCGTGCAGACCCCACCAGAGTACATACCCCTGTGTACAAGGATAGTTCTGAGCAGTCCGAAACCAATGGCCCCACTATCCTGTAGCTTACTCATATCCCGTGGAACAAACACCAGTGGTACTTCTTTAGCAACAGCATCACCATAGAGCTGTTCAGGCAGGTGAGGAACCCCTACATCTTGCAGTACCTCCTCAACTTCCTTCTTAAGTGCCGTGGCAAATGACAGCCGAACTGCCCCCAGGTTCTGTACAGCAGCTTCAGCAAATGTTGACTTACCTGAGCCAGCCTTACCATGAAGACCAATAATCACTACAGCACCCCTTTCTGTTGCAACCTACGTTGACACTCCTGAACACCCTGAAACCGTTTTGGGTAGCGGGGGTTTACGGAGCGGTCCCTTGCGGCCTTAACCACAGGCTGTGCGTTAACCATCCTTGGGAGTAGGTACTTGAATTTAAGCATGGCAAGGGCAGCTGCCATTTTTGAGATACCAGTGGAAAGCATTGTGTTCTCCTTATGTTTTATGTATGTGAGTTGCATCAGAAAGATGTATTGCTTTAAAAGAAAACCGCCTCTCCCCTGCAGGATTGACGGCTTAGAGTGACCCCGAATGGTGCGCTTCCAGTGCAGGCCATAGAGAGGCGTTCAGGGTTCTGTTGCTTTCTTACTTCTTCATCTAGTGGGTTTCCTTCCAGTTGTTACCGATCTTGTACTCCCCATCCAAGGGACACCTGAAGTTAAAGTGTTCACCAGCTGCCCGTATGGATTCCACGATAGTCTTACCCACAAGTTCAGCATGTTGTTCCAAGACCTCAAGCTGAAACTCATCGTGGATATTTCCAACAAACTCATAGTGCCCTGTACCATCAGCCACATTGAACGGTTGCAGGCCCAAAGCCTTCAGTTTCCCATCAAGGATAACCAGAGCCTTCTTCATCACCAAAGCACCGGCTGACTGCAGGAGGGTGTTCAGGGCTGCATGTTCATGACGTATGGGGATCTTCCCACCGTCCAAGCCGAAGACAAACCCTTGCTTGACCTTAGCCTTAGCAGCATCAATCAATGAACCAAGGGCCTGCAGGTTGGTGGTGAATCTTTGCCTAAGCTCCCTGCCAATCTTCCTGAGTTGGTTGGAGTTGTACACCTTACCGTCACCCTCAACTGCGATAACGCCCAGAAGCTCATCACCTGCTCCATAAAGGAAGGCGTAGATAAATGTCTTTGCCTTGTCGCGTGTACTTAGTTGTGCTGCTTGTTGGTTGACTGAGTGAATGTCACCCTCTAGGATGACCTTGATGTAGGCTCCATCATCCCACCTTGCCATGTAGTGACCCAGACACCTCAATTCCAACCCTGAAGCGTCACCACCCACCAGCTTACAACCCGGGCGTACCTCAAACAACTCACGGCACTCAGCACCAAAGCCGCCCTCAATACCTAGCAGCACCTCTCCAGCCTTGTTCTTACTTACAGCAGGTACTTGGGCTACGTTGGGTTTGCTGTGGGTCATACGGCGTGTTACAGCACCTGATGGGTTCACATTGCCAAAGATCCTACCTTCAGGAGAAACACACCTGAGCCACGCCTCCTTACCATCCCCCAACTGTCCGATCCTTTTGTCCAGCATCAGGTATTCAGACAGTAGTTTTGCTTCAGGGTACGGTAGGTTCGATAGCACCGTTTCATCCACCTTGGTTTTACCATCCTCAGTGAACTCCACCGGTTGCCACTTATAGTGATGCTTCAGTCTGTTGGCTATGTGGTCCCTACTTGAGGGGTTGAACTCAACCAGTTTAATCTTGGTGTAACTGCAGCCTTCCAAAGCTCGTGCCTTGAGCAGTTGCCCATCAGCTCCTATCCATTCGTGAAGGGTCTTGGAGTTCTTAGCCTTGGGTGGGCCGATGTCTTTCTTAGGGGTAACATCCTTACCATCCCGTAACCAGAATGGAGGGAATACCCCCTGCAGTTTGAGCTTCAGATTCTCCCGTAAGCTCATGATCTCAGCGTACAGCTTCCAGCCCTTAGTCACGTTGAACTGCCAACCATAGGCCACCTGCCGCTGAATGATAGTGGCTACATCATGTTCCAGCTGAAGGGCTTCTTCAGATGTTTCGATGCCCTTCAGTTTCTCATGGAGAGCCACCGTTACTGCCACGTCCTGTTCGCAGTAGTCACTCATTTCCGGTGACCACACAGCCCACGCATCTTCCGCTGTCTTACCCTTTGAGTAGTCACCTTTAAGGACACCCAGGCGATACCCATAGGATTCCAGAGAGTGTCTGCCTATGAGCTGCCCAGGTAGCCTACCAGCCTTCCATAACCCCATGTCCTTAGTCTTGATGTCACCATAGACAAGGCGTGCCCAAACGAGTGTGTCCCGAACTTTGCCGGTAACGTTCAGACCATAGAGTTTATTGAGGGCTGGCAGATCATACCCAATGATGTTGTGACCTATGAGTTCATCAGCTTCTGATAATACCTTAAGGCAATCCAGTAAGGTTTGATGCTCATAGCGGGTGTATTTACCAGTCACTGTGTCATAGGTACACAGGACGTGCATCTTGGTTACACCCATCAGAAGATCGTTAGCTTCTAAGTCAAATATGAGGGCCAATACTTAATAGGCCCACACCAGTAGCCACGGGAGTTGATAGCCACAGAGAACCTTCGCCAGAAATGCTTTCATAACCTAGAAGTCCTCCTTCCGTTTTGATGTTGTTGATGATGTTTCGTTAGTGAATGGTGCTGGGTTACCCTTAACGTAGAGCCTTCCCGTCTCGGAATCATAGCCAAGGTCAATGGTCTTGCCAGCACTGCGGCCTGTGTAGCGATCCTTAAGAACCCTGAAGGTGGTAGACTGCCGTTCTTCTGGGTCATCGGCCTGTTGGGTTCGCTCCAAGC